TTAATTTATCTCTTATGCCTTTAGCAGCTGGAATAAGTTGAGAACCAGCAGCTGCAGTTCCCGCCATTAAACCAAGGCGTATTAATTGTGCTGCACTCTCATCTACAAATTCTTCAGTAACACTTACACCCAAAGACCTAGCAAGTCTAGCCTTTCTCTCAGGAGACATTTTAGAACGCTTAAGGTATGCAATAACAGCATCCTTACCCATGTTCTTCATTTTATTACGAAGATCGTAAAGTGCTTGAGTTTCTTCTTGATCATCGCCTTTATGCTGACCATATTTTTCAGCAATATAGGTTTGATCAATTGCGTCTCTATGCGACTCAAATACTTGCTGCCAAGGATTAGACATATTCCTACGTTGGATTTTTACCTATTTTTATTTATTTATCAAAATTCTATATACAATATACTGATTTTATTTACATGCACTTTGACACTGTTAAAATTTTCCCCACTACAATTTATATTGGGGAGTTGCCCAATCATGAAGAAAACAAAAAATATTTTTACAATTTGTACCCAAAATATGATTATGAAGAAACTGAATACATTACAACTGTTAGCGAAGAATGTGGTAATCCTTTATTACATTTAGAAGCAGACTTAGAACCATTATTTAAAAATATTTCATTACATATAAAAAATTATATTCAAGATACTTTACTCTTAAAAGATGTATTTGATATTACAATAACTAAAACTTGGTTGTCAAGAACTAGAAATCCAGAATATCATATTCCAGCACATACACACTCAAGTAGTCATATATCATTTGTATACTATATTAATATTCCCAAAAATTCTCATAAACTTAAATTTTTAAATATACATGAACCAAATAGTTTGTTCTCTGATATTTTCCATGGAGCTAGAAACAAAGATAGTGCATTTGTAAATTCATACAATGAGCACAATGCTCAATCTTTTTCATTAACTCCTGAAGAAGGTACTATAATAATTTTTCCAAGTAAGCTTCCACACGGCACAGAAGCTATTGATAAAAATTTTAATGGGGAGAGATTAGCTATAGTTGGTGATTGTATTTTAATTTTAAAAGAAGATCAATTAAAATATTCAATGGGTTATATCCATGAAAAACATTGGAAAAAATTTTAAACCTCTTTACTATCAGTAATCCATGGTTTAAAAAGTTCACCATCATCAGTCAAACAAATTAAATAATTTGTTCCTCTTCGCATTACAGTACCAATTCTTCCTGTTGACATTTGTTCAATCAAAGAACCTTCTTTAAAAATTTCCCCAGCAATATAATGCTCCCGAATATCTTCTGTAGCGATTTCGGGAAGTATATTTTTTACTTCGGTTACAAATTGCAAAAATGTTTTCATTTTATTTGTGTAATTGTTTGATGATTTTTTTGCTGTTTATTTTAATATAATCTAATCCAGCTTTTTTTAATTTGATATATTTATTTTTTTCACGTTTATTTTTTGCAATTAAGTCATCCATAAAAAAAGAAAAATAGAGATACAAATCAATCATTGCATCCCTATCATTTCTAATTACTTTTTTTTCTGACTTGTATGCATCTAAAAATTCATCTAGAATAGGAGTCAGAACTGTAAGCATTTTAACACATTATTTCTTTTATTTATTATTCTTCCAATGCAGATCCAATTGCATCATCAAGATCTGTAATTACATCTCTCATTTCAAAAATGCGAGGAGGAACACTATTTACATCATATGTGTATCCTTTTTGAGCTTCAAACAAAACTTGACGAACAGCAGCAGCTGCATGAACGTTCATTGTAATAGTTACTTCTTTTTTCACAGATCATCCTCCGCACGATTTTCAGAATAGTAAGGATCAAAAGATCCACCAGGATAACGCTTCTCAAGTTTAGTCACATTGCGAGCAATAACTTCATCAATAGAAATTTCTAAAGCCATACATGCTTGAGCAACATACCACATAAGATCACCAAGTTCAATAATCAAATGTTCTTTGTTGTCAAGATTCCAAGGCTTTCCTTGGAAAATCATTTTCTTAATAATCTCAAGAAACTCACCACCCTCAGCATTAATACCAACACCAGCAGTAAGCAGTCGTTCAATATTTGCTCCCTTTCCATCAAGCTCAACGATGCGATCAGAGAATGAAACAAAATCTCTAGATGCATCAGATGTTACAGCATCTACAAATTTTTGATATCGGCTAAAATTAATCTGTCGTTCCATAAAATTTTAGTAAGTAATAGTATTATAGAATAAAAAAATTAAAATGTCAAATTAAAAACATCTTTCAATCTAAATTTTTTCCAAAGTTCTTCATCAGTAGATGGTGTAAAATTTGGATAAATTTGCAGAAACGCTGCTAGGCTAATTCTATCATAAGTTTCAAACCAGTTTGTTTCAATATAAGGACTATGTAATGTAGTTGTTGGATAAGCCACTAATGTGTTATATTCCATTGGTATTACTTTTTCCATCTCAAAATTGTTATCACCCGTAAATTGTTTCCATGGCATAGAATTATTACTGTTGAAAGAATTCATGATGTGATACAATTCATTAATTTGCCCTAAAGACATATCAAACAAATTCATTTTATTTTTAAATGACCAAAAGCTTGTACCTCCTAACATATTTTCAGTTAAACAAACATTGACAGCTATATGTGTTTGAACTGATAATGGAAAAATAGAACAGTCTACATGTGGCAATTGATAAGAACAATTCATTTTACCATTAAAACAATTTACATACAAATCATAACATTGAACATCATTGCTTTGAAAAATATTAGCAAATTGTTTTGATATAAAAGATCCAAATTTAGGACAATGTGAACTGGGGAATCCTGCAGTTTTTCCTGGTCTCCAAGTTGGTTGTGAATCAAAGTATGGAAAAGAACGTATAAGATTTTTTAATTTATCTGGATATTTTAAAAAATCTCTAATGACCAAAACATTTTCTGTTCCTGCAGTAAATATCTCGTACTGTTTATTATTAACTTCTGTAGAATCTTTCCAAAGATCATCTATAGTTGTAATCATAATTAAAATTTAAATCCTTCAAATGCTTTAGATTTTGGTTTAGATTCAATCTCAACTTCTTCTTGTCCACTATCAAGTATATCTTTTTGAGCAGATTGTTCAATATCATAGAGACGCATTTTTGATCTATCAACTCCAATCAAAAATTTACGGTTTGCAGTTGGATCATTATAGCGATTCTTTAACTGTTTTACCAATATCTGCCCACGCTGCTCCAACTCTTCTGTGCTAATAAGGGCAAACATAAAATCAGCAGTAGCAGGAAGACCAAAGGACTCACTAGTATCAGTGAGTTCAATATTAGAGCTATTAAAACCTGAACGAGTAGTTTGGGTAGCCGTGACAATAGGTACATTATGCTCAACAGCAAGACCACGAAGCTCTTCAGCAATAGCTTTAACATAAGTATAACTATTAACTATGCTACCCTTATATCTAGATGAGGCACAAATGTTTAAGTAGTCTACAAAAATGATGTCTGGTTTGAAGCTTTTTTTCATGGACAATTCATTCAGCAAAGTTTTGAAATGTCCCACATGTGCAGATGCAGTTGGATACTCTTTGATGATCAATGTGCCAATACTTCTATTAACCAAACTTTGAATCTTCGTTTCAAACATTCGTTTAGGAAGTTCGGCAATAGATTTAATATCTACGTCTAAGAGATTTGCGTCAATTCGTTCAGCAATTTTCTCTTCTGCCATTTCAAGCGTAACGTACAAAACGTTCCGTCCTTGGAGCAACACGGAGCTAGCCAAGTGGCACATGAATAAAGATTTCCCGACACCTGTACCAGCAAGTACGACATTGAGAGTCTTGCTAGGTAAACCATCTTTGGTAATTTTGTTAAAGTATTCAAGATCAAAGGGGATTTTTTCTTCAGTTTTGTGATAGAAATCATATCGTTCTTCAAAGTTTTTTACATAGTCGTGACCAATATTATGGTCAAAAGATACTCCAAGTGCCTCACTCAAGATGTGAGGAATAGCATCTTTATTCTTTTTACCAGTGTCATCATCAACAATATGAACTGACTCCATAAGAGCCAGATAAATTGCTCGATCTTTACACCACTTTTCAGTAGAGTTTAAAAGCCAATCAAAGTCTGCTTCATCATCAGTAAGATTGCTGATGATATCATTACATTGTTTAAGTTGATCTTCTGAAAGATCTCTACGATTAGATACCTCAATCGAAAGAACTTCTTTAGTTGCTAGCTTATCATACTTTGCTATGAACTCATAAATTTCTTCAAAGATAATACGCTCAGCATACTCTCCAAAATATTCTTGACGAATAAAGGGAATTACCTTTCTACAATAATCTTCATTAAAAATTAAACTCCTTAAAATTGTGATTTCAATTCTGTCCATGTCAAATGTAATGAAGGTATGTGCTCAAAAGATACTTATCGTTACTAATTGGAGGATTACCTTTATGGGGGAACATCCAAAGAGGCGGGAAGATCACCAGTTTACCAGCTTCAGGCTTAATTGTCAAATCGGTAAACACAGTTTCACCACCCTCATCTACCGTATTCAAATACCAAAAGAATGAAAGATATCGTCTAGATGTCATATAATCTTGAACATCTACATGTGTATTAAACATGTCATTGCCATCATTCTTATATTTTTTAATTCTAAATTGCTCAAACCCATGTTGATGTTCTTTAGGAAAACAACGTCTTTCAACTAAATGGTAGTATTGTTTTAAATATCTACCCATATGAACCAAAGTTTGCCTTTGCAGTTCAACGGCTTCTGCGTTATGTGTTAATTCTGTAAGATTAAGTTGTGTAAAGGTTGGCTTTTTGTAATTATCAACTCTTTCTTGATTCTCAGGATTTGTTTCAAAAAAATTAATTAACGCATTGCACAGATCCAAAGGCAATGCATTTTCATGGACTTGGATTAAATCAATTAGAGTTACCATAAGAAAACTCCTTCTGAGCGATTTCATCAAGTGCTTGCATTACTTCTGGCGTAAAATATTTTTCAGGTTCTGCAAGAATTTGTTTTGCATAAATTTTCTTACCATCCATCTCATAACGCCCCGCAACATTCTTCCAGAGTCCGCCGAGTTCCCCGAGTTCCAGAAGACCATAATAGCGATCAAGACCACGCTCATCATAAAATAAACGGACTTCAACTTCTTGATTCTCCTTACTCAAACGCGACTTTTGAGTTTTAGCACGAATAATATTTCCAACAACTTCTTTCCCATCCTTTTCCTTTGACTTTGAAAGATAAATGATAGTTGATGATGCATATTGCAATCCAGAACCACCTGACATTTGTTTTCCACCATACAAACTCATCGATTCGTATGTATGATTCGTCACTATCATAGGGATACTTGCCTGCCCCAACTTCAAAGTCAACATACGAAATGCACCTTTTATAAGCTGTGATTTAGTCATATCACGAACTTGTTTATCATTCAGTGCATCGGTAATTTCTTTCTCAGTTGAAAGCATACCCAAAGAGTCTAACACAAACATACAGGGTTTGCGTTCTGTTTCAGGTTTTTTTAAGTACATGTCAACCGCTTTTAGTGCTTTAGTGCGAAATTCTTCTACGGTGACAACATTAACCACGACAAGACGAGATGTGTCGATGTCGCGTGACTCCAAGAGTGATTTGGTAATAGCGGATTCAGTATCAAAGTAGAGACAATAACCATCGGAGTTATTATCAAGAAAATTCTTAACCACAGCGAGAGAAAAGAAAGTCTTTCCAGTACTAGACTCTCCAGCAATAGCAGTAATCTTATTCCCAGATACACCACCAAATATGCTACCTGAAACCAGTGCATTAAAAATGTACGAACCTGTGTCAACATAAGTCTCCGTCTCGTCAATATCAGAAGCAAGCTTGGTGTACTCGCCACCAACTTCTTTTACAATTTCTTTAAGAAAGTCCATAATAGTTTAAGCAAAAAAGTCTTCTAGTGAACCGCGTTGTTCTGTTTTCCAACCAATACAATCTAATACAGATTTTAGTGGATCAAGGAATGATTTGTCAAATTGTAGAGAATAATCAATATAGCTTTCAGCAATGATTTCTTTTGGAAACTGCTGAATAAATGAGATTACATTTTCTCGGATTGGGTTTTGTTTTTTAAGGTAACAGTATTTAATTTTTTCACCATTGTTAATTATAGCATACTTGTTCGTTAATTTTTTATCTCGGATGTAATGATTAAAAAGCAAAGATCCTCTAACATGAATTGGAGTTGATTTCTTGTAAATGGTTGACGTGGATTTCCATTTTTCAACATCACTTGCGGTTTTTGGAAATGCAATTTGATCTACAGGTAGAGTCGGAAATTCTTTTTTAAATGTTTCAATAAACTTGACTACCTCGTCTTCAGTAGATGTCATGATAAGTTTAAAAGCTTCTTTAATTTTAGCTCTACACGCCGCTGGAGTAGATGATTTAATAGCCTCCAGACCCATAATTTTTAATTTAGGAGCTTCATATCTAACTCCTTCACTGTCCCATACGTTGAGCATATATCGTTTTTTGGCTGTCCAAATACCACGATTAGCAATGTTCTCACGCTTCATGAACATCTTTTGTTCGTAAGCATTTACATATTGAGATAGCTCTTGATACGATTGATCAATAAATGGTTCAAACTTTTCCTTACAAATTTTATCCAAGAAGTTAACAATCTTAGTATCATCTGTTTCATTTGGGAATAACTTTGATACCAAGTTCCCAAGATTCAAATAGATTGAATCAGTATCAACAGCAATCACATAATCTTTATTTTCACTTTTTAAAATTTTATTCAAATAACCATTCATTTTATTTTCAATCCAACGGATTGAAACTTGTCCAGACAGTGTAATTGCTTCTGCATTTGCAAGTTTATAGTAACGAAAATATTCATTACCAATAGCACCATAAGCAGAGTTCAACTGGATTTTTCTTGCCATCTGAATGTTATTGCAGCGGGCAATTTCTTTAATCAAATTTTTATCTTTAGTTTTTTCGTATTGTTGTTTTGCCTCAAGCATTTTTTTCTTATAGATTACTCGATCTTGATAAATCTTATCCATAAGTTTTGGTAGAAATCCTCGTTTTGTTGTATCAAAGAATGCTCCGTTTGCACAAACAGTTTGTCCTTTAAGATCAGACAAATCCAACTCTTTGTTCAAAATTTTATCAACACTAATACTTGGATGTTTATGATCTTGCAGTGTTTCTGGTGAAATGTTATATTGCATAATCAAGTGTGGATATAGACTGTTTAAGTCAAAACTTACCACCCAATCATATCTACCAGGAATCGGTTCTTTAACATAAGCTCCTGCATACTGAGCATCTTTTTTACCATCCACTTTTGGTGGAATAACAATATCTTGTTTTTTCAAGTAGTTATAAATGATGCTATCCCACATTTTTACTTGAGAAAAAACATCGGTGTAATTAACCTTAGCATCATATGCCATGGTAATTGCCAATTCAATTAACTTCATCTTGTCTTCCAAACGGTCAACAAGTTCTACGTCAACGATGTTGTACTCTACAAATTTCTGCCAATCTTGAGTATAAAAATCTTTGAAGGTTTCAAACTCAGAGTGATCAAGTTTTTTTTGTCCAAGCTCAACAAAAGCAATATGATCCAGTCGATAAGATTCTTGGTTTGAATAAGTAAACTTCTTATACAAATCCAAATAATCTAATACTGTAATACCCCCAACATCATAAACAATATTTGATCTTCCATTAAGAGTGACTTCATTACGAGTCAAAAGTTTCCATGGAGAGATACGACGAGCATCACGTTCTCCAAACAGTCGATCAATACGTCCACACAAATATGGAATATCGTACAAAGAACAGTTCCACCCTGTTATAACTTCAGGATAATTATTTTCCCAAAAGTACAAAAATTTAATAAGCAAATCTTGTTCATCTTTACATTGAATGTAAGTCACATTATCTTGCTTATTGATGAATGTCTTTACACCCCATGTGGTAATTTTTTTGGACGCATAATCTTGCATCGAAATTGTGAGAAGTTCTTCGGCACAATCTCTAACATTCGGAAATCCGTTTTCTGAGGCTACCTCAATATCAATTGTTGATATTTTAATTTTACTAATATCAAACTTAATTTCATCTTCAGGATAGTTATCAGAAATATATTGATAGATGAATCTATTATTGCCGTAGATGTCAAAATTTTCAACATCTTCATATTGACGATAAAACTCTCTACAATCCTTCACCAATCCAGGTTGAATTGGTTCTACATACTTACCGTCGAG